GGAGTTTTTTCAACTCATTTTCCATATCTTTAACTTTTAACTCATTTAATCTTCTTAGATATGCTTTCTTTTTATTTATTCTTGTATTTTCTACCATTTCCTCTACTGACATACTGTCTATTTCTCTATCGGTATATGGATTTGATTGTTTAATTATACTAAATGCAGTTTTTATTGCATAAACTTCTTCTCTTAGCATATTAAACTCTAATCCAATTTCTTCCATTGTTAGAGAATGTGTTCCGCAATATAATTTTTTAAACCTACTTAACTCTTCTTCTGTTATTTTAATTTGTTTATTATTTCCAAACTTAACTAAATAGTAGCCATCATATGCCTCATATTTAGGTTTTCTTTCTGTCTTTATCTTCTCATCATTTTTTACTTCACCTCCAATAGAAGCATAACATTTAGGGCATAATCCTTCGCCTTCAAAATACCCTGAATAATTTTTCACTTCTATTCCACAATTTGAACATTTTAACACAGTTTCCTCTATTATTTCAAGCAGTTGATAACCTGCTCTTGTTGGTCTGTTTTTATCCAACGATTCAAATATTTGTGTCTTACCTATTCCAAGTGTAGAAAGATAATTTTTAAACTCATTGTAACCTATATGCTCTGTAATAGTATTATCAGGATGTTTTAATTTATATAATTTACCCATTATCCACCTCATATATCTCACACATTCTTTTAGCTTGTTCATATAAAGCTTTAACTTCTCTTTTTATGTCATTTTTACTTCCAAATCTTGCAATAGTTTTTAGTTGATGAACTAATATTCCACTATCATCTTTTGAACCTATTTTCCATTGTTTTCCTACAAAATAAGGGTCAAGTTTTATCTTTCCATTCTTTATATCTTCTTCTGTTAGATTGTAATAGAAGTCATAGTGGCTTCCAGTCCATTCTTTTGATAGATTTTTTTGTCCCATGTATCCTCCTTTAAAATAAAGGGGCATTTTGCCCCTAATCTACATTAACAAGTAAATCTAATGCTCTTTTTTGCAAAGGTGAAACTTGTATATCTTCAAAGTCTATATCTATAATAACAGACATTTCTTTTTCACCAAGTTCTTCATAATACTTACTTATCTCCTCCTGTGCTAATTTATAATTTGGATTTGTAACATTTAGCACATTTTTCTTTTTTTCTTTTTCATTACCATATTTTTGAATTATCTCAACTTTAAAATCTTCTAACTTATCCAATTCTGAATTATACTCTTGTTCAAGAGCTTCTAAACAAGCTATAAGTTTTCCTGCTTTTTGTTGAGACATTCTTATATCCAACAACAATGCTAATACTGGAACATTAGCAATCTTCCCTGTCATTATACCATCTACTTTTCTAAATTTCATCTTACCATTCCTCCGATTATTTTATTTTTTTCTTTCTTTTGCTTATTTTTTCATAAGGAATTTCTGTCTTATCAATGTTTTTCTTTTCATCTCTATAATCTATGTAGTATGGACAAGTAATTAATATACTACCTTTTACAGCATACTGTCCTTCACATCTTTCAGCTCTATTTAATCTACATTTAAAACATTTGTCTAACTTCACAATATTATCTTTTATTATAATTATACACCGTCCTTTATGGGAAGATTTAGGTATTCGCAAAGTATTGAAAATATTGACTTTAATTTTTAATAAACTTTAAATTAGCCACATGCAATACTTTGTTTAAGTATTTATACCTTTTATTACTTTGAATGTGTTTATTTCCCCGTACTTCCTATACCCCCCACTCTATTATTCGAGAGTGGTACATCATTATCTACAACAAGGTATTTATAAAAACTACCCTGACAAATTCTCTCATTTTTTTCTATTGTAAAAGGGGTATCATTTGTGTTCCATATTGATATTCCTATATTTCCCCCTGTTGTAATATTGTCATAATAATCTGAATCTATTTTACCAACAGTATTTCTTATTATTATCCCTTTCATTCCCAAACTACTTCTTGGAAATATTAATAATTCCTCATCATCCTGCATATAAGCTCTTACATCAGATGCTATTAATACACTACTGTGTGGTTCAATTGTTATTTGTATAGGACAATAAAAATCATATCCACTTGACTTATTTGTTGCTCTTTGTGGCAGTTTAATTTCACCACTATGTTTTCTAAACTCTTCTTTTACTAATTCAAATCCTCGTCTCATTTTTAATCCTCCTTATTTTATATTATAATATCTATCATACAATTTTCTACTTCCCAAATAGTCACATTTATGGACAAATTCTTCTATTTCATTACTCGGGGTTGGCAAACTGCCTTTTTCATTCCATTTACCCATGTGTGAAGCTATACAGTTTAGTATAACATCTTTATTTACACTATCCCAATCTTTCCATAATTCGTTTAAAAACTCTTTCATTATAATTGGGTGTAATTTATCAGTGTGTTTTCCATTGCTACCACATTTCATTCCATCGTGTAAAAGTAATGCTGATATTATACAATCTTTTTCTGTTTGGTCAAATTTTGATATATTAAACAACTCTATTGCAATTTCTACTGCAAATTTAGTATGTCTAAATAATCCACCTTCACCTAATGAAAAGGAAGGGTGATATTTACCCGTAGTTGAACCTGCCATAGTCCAAAAATAATCAGGTAAATTATCTATTGCTATTAATGTTTTCTCTCTAATAGTTTTATCAGCTATTTTATTAGCTAAATCTCTCATTTCTCACCTCACATTTTTATATTTATATCTAATTATACACTACTTTTATTAAATTGTCAAGAATTATTTTAGGTATTACTTATTTCATAATATAAGCTTTCTGTACAAGGTTTCCATATTTCTCCTTCAAAATCATCCAACTGCATTTCTTTCCACATTTCTGAGAATACTAATTCTTTCATTTTATACCCACCTTAACCCACACTTCTTCCATATTTATCTACTCCTTTATTAAAGTTATTTAATATTTCTTTATTGTTCGTTCTATATAAATTTACATCTTCGTACCCATACCAATCCCTGTCCGTATCTTTACAAGTGCTAACATCTATCCCAAAAGGTACTCCATCTTTTACAACCTCAAAATGTTTTCTAAACAGTTCTACAACTATATCATTAGATATGTCATTATTAACTCTTAACATCACACTATCATAAACAGTAAATAAAAGAGTTATATCAAGACACCTTTCTTTTATCTCTTTAAAAAAAGATAGTAAACAATTATATAAATAAAAAGAATTAAAGGATTGAATACAAAAGTTAGTTGTGACTCTATACTCTGATATAGCTTTCCAGTTTTTATTTAAATTGTTTTTGAAAGGGTTATAATTTTTAACATTTCTTAAAAATAAACGAGCACCATAATAATTTTCTACATAACCATTAGCATTTGCAAAAAGTTTGTTATTTTTCATATATTCTGCTACTTTTTTATTAGCATTAAAATACGAATCAAGCATAGATTGTGCTTCTTTTTTAGTACATCCTATACTTTTTGAAAGTCCTACACTCCCTCCGTCATAAGGTATCAGAAAATTAATACCTTTGGCACGAGCTCTAAAAGTTTTATTGTATTTTTCTTGCACTTCTTTCATTATGTCGTGTATTTCTGTACTCTGTAATTCCATTTCATCTTTAAATACATTATATGCAGTAAAAGAGTGAGGGTCGTATTCATTTTCTAACATATTCTTAATATTGGGTTCTTTTGCTAGAAATGAAAGTATTGCCACTTCAAAGCTACGGAAGTCCATAGCAATCCATTTATACCCTTCTTCGACTTCAAGACATTTTTTAACTATCTTACCTAACCCCTTACTCGGGTACTGGGCAACATTCAAATGTTATCTTGTAGGCTCTTTATCCTACAATTCTGGAGATTTCTCTCATTTATGACAAGTCTTTTCTTGTCCAGTTCAGACTATATCTTCAACTTTGGCGAGTTATTTTTATTTGTATTTTATTATATATCCATGACAAGAGTCTCTATTCCCTTCGGCTACCTGTCTAAAACTGTTGTAATTCATGTTATAAAACTCAGAAGCCTCTCTTAAACTATTAAACTCTTTTATATCCATCGAATTATCCTTCCTATAAACAATACATTTTTTCCCATCTCTTTTCTTACCGTAACAAGGGTTATCTTTTCCAAAAGGTTTTTCGTTTGCTATACCTACTTTATCAAAATTAAAAATCCCTTTATTATAATCCTCTAAATATGACCAATGAAAACCACAATAAGAATTTCTTTTCCCTATTAAAACAGCTCGTAAAGCACTTTTAGTGCTATTATTTATAGGTTTTCCTAAATAAGACAATATATCATTTGAATAATCAAAAATTTTTATAAATTTTTTTGTTTTATATTCTAATTGGACTATTTTCTTTCTTCCTACTAAATTTGGAACAGACTTTTTTGTATTTATCTTTAAACTACAATTATACTTTAATATCTCTAAATTTTTATCTAAGTCCTCATCATATTTAACCCAATAATACCCATAAGCTTTATAATACAGGCTTGACACAGAAGAACCTATAGATTTACCACCTTCATAAGTTTTTCCATTTTTTTATTAAAGCCTCTACTAAACTTTCATAAATATCTAACACACAAAAGGATTTAGGGTCAATTTTTGAAACTTTTAATTTTACTGTACTACCACTAAATACACCACCTTCATGTAAATTATAACCTTTTTCTTTGTTCATAGTATCTAAAAAATTTATCCAAAATATTTCCTTGTTGTTAGCTTCTTCATTTGTTGATGCACTATCTATAATATAATGCTCAAAATTTTCTTTCCTATATTTGTTTATGGCTCTATGGATAGGGTACACTCTTTTGTTATTCATATCATAAGTAGCTGTTTTAAAATGTCTTTTAATTCTTTCAATATAATTTTTTGATTGTCCGATGTACTTTTTATTATTAATTTTATTTCTTATGCAATATATTATTATCAATTATATCCCCCTTTAACTCGCCAAAGTTGCTGGGTTTTCGTGGATGGTTTATTTTTAGCTTAATCACCATCTAGTCGTTACACCTGTTATACTCTTCTAAAGCTAAGTATAAATTGGCTCGGTATTAGCTTGTCCTTCTGTAGGATTTAGCTTCCCTTACTCATAAACTGTCTCCAGTTCTGAACCGAATTTACCCAGTTTTAAAACGCCCATGTTTTAAGCGTTTGTAGTACTTACCCTGCTCGAAATTGTACCGTTTATATTGTAATTTGGATGTAAGTACGGGTGTTCGTCACTTGTAAGACCCCATAATCCCTTATTCTCATTGTCCCCTTTCTCTACATTAAGAAAGGCAGTTAATATCTTATTAATCTTATTTATTTTATCTATCTTACTCATTATTTCTATTCCCTGTTTTGCATAGTGTTCAATAGTTCTTACGTCAACAGAAGGAGCACCTGAGTCTGTCTTTTCAATAGGTTTCAATCCCATTACATCGAAAAATAATACAGTTTTATGTTGGTTAGATGATATATTAAAGGTTGTATTATTCCATTCTTTTCTACAACTTGATAAAGGAGCAATAGTTTTTCTTTTTTCTTGCATTTTTATTAAAGCATTTCTTTTAATTATTTTTTCTGCTTTCTTTACTTCTAAAGAATTTAACACTTCACTTACAACAACATCTAACTCTTCTTTTAAATTATTATGTATTTCTAACACTTTAGCTCTGTTTACTTTTATCCCTCTAACACTTGCTTTTATGTATAAGTCATTAGCTTCATGTTTTATATTTATAACATCTCTTACTTTTTCCCATGTACTTTTTTCATATTCTCTAACTTTCTTTTCAAATATATTAAACAACTGTAAAGTAGATATACAGTCCATACAACAATATGGTGACATCACTTCCTCTGGTATTAAATCATACTTAAAATCTGCTATTTTCATTTTATGAGTTTTACAGTAATTCTTTTTATACTCCACTAACTCTTCTTCATAGTCCCCAAAAGGTAATAACCAAGAAGTTAAGTCTTTTAATCCTAATCCTTCATCATAATACTGTCTATCAGTGTACAAGGTATGAGCATAAGTGTAAGTATCATAATCACAAGGTATATCAACCTTATACCCGCCTAAACAAAACTTTCTATCGAAAAATGAATTGTGCATTATCTTTTTTTGTGGTAGATTACTTACACATTTTAGAACATCAACAATATCATCATATTCCATATTAACAAATGAAATATATAAAGCCTTATTACTTCCAAAACCTATACCAATACCTAATAATTTATCTGTAACAAAATCTAATCCACTTGTTTCTATATCTATTGATATACTATGTTTACATTTATCACTTATTTGTTTTAAATATCTTATAGCTTGGTCTTTATTATTAGTATGAAAGAAATCCAACTTAAACTTTGTATGGAGTTCTTTTATTTTTCCTGTTAAATTTTCAGCTTTAATTTTCAAAATAAATCCTCCTTATCTGTTATAAATCTACAACCATCTTCCATTTTATGTTCTTTTAAATACTTACAAGATTCAGAGTAACTACACAGAACATCACAAAAATATGTTCCTTGAGATAAGTCTTTACCTACAAATTCTTTATCATTTTCTATTGTATGTATAGTAGTTATTACAAAATCAATCATATCTGAAATTGTTTCTTTGTTGTACTCATAATAAAGTATGCAAGGGGATAAAATAAACTTATCCTTAACTTCTTCAGGTATTGAATTAGATATTACACCACTACTTATCTTACTTTCAATTGTTAAATCATCAAATCCTAACTTTTTAAGTTCTTTAGTTATTTTAGCTTTTAACTCCCCTATTAAATTATTTCTCTTTACTTGGTACCGTTTTCCATTGTAATCTATAAAATAATACTTTAACATTTGCCAAGCTATTTTTACATTTTTTATATTTTTATTGTTATTAAGGACAGTATAAGCATATAATACAAGTTGTCTACCATATTTTACTAAATCTTTTTTTTTGAATTTACTACTTGTTTTATAATCATGTATTTCAATAGAATCTTCACTATTATTGACTATTAAATCTATAAACATAATCAATATATTGTTTGAGTCTATTTCTAAAAACTCTTTTTTCTCTATTTGATAAGATTTACACTCTATTCTTTCATACTTATTTATGAAGTCTACAATAGATTTTATATATCCATCTTTCTCTGTTTCAGTATTAAAATCTAATCCATTCAAGTTTATATCTTTAACTCCATTTATAAATTTAGATTTAGCTTCTTCTTTATTTAGTTTATTGTCTTGTAATCCTTCCATAACCTCATGGACTAATCCCCCTATTGCAGAGTAAATATTATCTTTTCCTTTTACTTTTTCAATATATCCTAAGTAATAAGAGTGTGGACACTCTAAATAAGAGGATAATCTTGAATAAGACCATATCTTTCTGTCTTTATACTCCTCAGGTATACTTAAATCATTTGCCATCAAAAATCTCCACCTTTTTATTTTTTATAGTTTCCAATATTATATCATATTCTATCCCACTTGTAAATATATTTTCTTTATCTTTTATACTTTCTATTTCATTACAGTTTAAATAACTTACTTTTGAAAAAGGATTTATCATTTTTTTAGCTTCGTCTACTACAATTTGCTTGATAAAACCTTGAATATCCACTACATTTAGCTTTTTTGCTCTATCTATACCTAATCCTTTATCCAAAATTACAACAACTTCAGTTGGTTGACATCTTAATATTAACTGTCTATGGACTTCTGATATGGAATTTCCTCCAATAGCTACTACATTGTTTATACCCATACTATCACACTCTAATACAGTTTTTTCACTCTCTACGATATAAACTATATTGTTTATTATATTGTTATAGTTTTCATTAATTCCAAATACATACTTAGATTTATTATAATTAATAATTGGAAGATATTTTGGAGTTAAATCTTTTATATTCTTTTTGTTATATCTTCCAATAGCACCTACTAAACCTTTATCACTATAACATGGTATAACTATTCTATGTTGTTCTTCACAGTATCTAATATCAAATTTATCTTGAGTCTCTATTGATATGTTATCTTTTAAGAATAAAGTTGATATTGTTTTTTTATATTTATCTAACTCACATAAGGGATATACTTTTAATTCTGTGTTAAATTCTGGTTTGTATTGTTTAAAAAATCCATTATATGGTAGAGTAATACTATTTTCTACTTCCACATCTTCGTAGTTACTTAATTTAGCTATATAATTTAAAGTATTATAAAAATTATAATGCTTTTTACTCATAACTAAAGAAAAAATATCTCCTTTTGTGTTATATTTGTAATCTTTATAAGATAAATCTTTAGAGGACAGTCTTATAGAAGATGGGTTAGAGTAATCATCCTCTCCCATCCTCCATTGATTGCTATTTTCATAGTATTTAATATTACAAAATCCGCAATCTTCAAGTATAGCTTCTACATATTCTATATTATCTTTTAAGTGCTGTTTTAAGGCTTCTTTATTCATAGGATTCCCCTTTAATACCTATTTTTGGTTGATACATGGCAATATCCTAACTCATTCCATATATTGTACCTACCGTTAAATTTGCATACATAGGTTTTTTTATCTTCTCCCCATCTATTCTTATCAAGAAATAGTATTATATTCCTTTCATCTCTATCCAAATTAACTGATTCTTTTACTGTTTTCTTATCATCTCTTACATAGTTTCTGTTTGAATCTTTCATAAAATTATAAGGAGTAATATCGTATTGTTCCCCATCAAACTCATCGTCCCAAACATGCCTCATAAGTATTATTACATCTGCCACCTCTGCTACTTGTTTAGAATTAGATAAACAAGCTCTCGTTAAATATCTTTGGTTTTCTGTATAAGTTGCAAGTTGTTGAGTTATTAATATATGTATATCCATTTTACTTGCTAATTGGAACAACTCTTTAGAATACTCTACCATCAATCCTGCTACATTTGAGTCCGAAGCATCCTCAGCTTTAAATGTGTCATATAAAAAATACTTGCACCCTTCATTTGCTAATTTCTTTATTATTTTTTTAGTAGAACTGACATTATATTCAAACATTTTAACAAAGTTTAGTTTATCAGCATAATTTGAATTTATATAGTCTTTAGCCTCTGTCAAATGTTTCCATTCTTCCTCTGTAAACTTTCCAGCTTGTAATCTTTTTCTTGTTATCCCCCAGTAGTTAAACTTCTTTGCCATAACCAAACATATTATATTATCTCTAAACTCGTCTAACACTTGCTCATTTGATATTATAGTATACTTATACCCTTGTTCAAGTAAAGGTAAAACCACACTATGTATACAGATTGAGGTTTTTCCGTTTCCACTATATGAAGCTAATATACTTAAATTTCCAGAGTGCAAACCACTTATATCATAATTCAATCTCGGTAAAGTGCTTCCTATACTTGCACCTAATGTTATTCCCTCGTCTTTTCTTTTTAAATAAGCATCATCAATATTAAACTTATCTATTTTTATATCCATATCATTATGTACAAAAGCAGAGTTAAGTATAAATTCATAATAAGCGTAAACTTCTTGTGAAGTACAACCGTTAAACTTTGCTTCATCTATAACAAATCCTTTTGATTTCAGTGTTTTTATTACATTGTTTTTAACTAACTCATCATAATATTTTTCTATATTATTTTCGTTCACAATATTTGTAATATCTTTTATAGTTTTCCATCCACCTAACTCTTCGTAATATGAGCTTAAAGCAGGTTTATCCAGTAAATAAGTAGCTATTGCCAACTGGTCTATACTTTTATATCCTTGTTTAACTAAATCTCTCCCTAAAGTGTAGTAAAATATACTCTCCTCTTTCTCAAAGAAATTTATAGCATCTACTTTATCCATATAGTCATGGAACAAATCAACTTCCTTATACATACTAAAAATAAAACTTGATTCAACAATATCTTTTTTCATTTATACCTCCTCCAGCAAATTTGATATATTTATTCTATTACCTAAAAACCTATCTTTATTTATTTCTTCTATAAAACTTAAATCATTATCTTCTGAGACAGTTTTATGTTCCATTTTATCTTTTAAAAGTTTATTTCCTTTGTATAAGTTATTGTCTATTATAGTTGCTATGTACCTAATACCTTTCATTTTATGTTTAGATAACTCTTTTTCTAAACTTTTAATAGTATATAAAATCTCTAATGGTTTATATGATTTTGTCCATAATTTATATTTGGATTTAAACTCCACAGGCATTTTAGCATATATTGAAACCCCTAAAATTGTATTTATACTTTTATTTATCTCCTCTTCAGCATTTAAACTTTCTAAATATAGTTTATATACCAATTCGGATTTAAAATAACTACATTTAGACTTGCCATCTTCAATAATTACAAATGACTTATCTTTTTTTATTTTTTCTTTTGTAAATTTACAAGTAACCAATTAAACTCCCTCCTCTTTTTTTATATATAATTTATTCTATCATATGTAAATAAAAAAGTCAAGACATTTCTGTCTTGACTTTGAAAATTATATTACTGAATATACTTTCATTATATTTTCCATTGATTCTTCTTTTAAAGCTACAAAGTTTTTACAATTTATATTTTTCATAGCTTCTATTATCAAATCTTTCTTTTCAACATCTTCATTAAAAGCTTTCTGTATTTTGTCTACCATCTCTGAAGGCGAACCAGCTTCATCAGCTTTTTGTATATTTTCTATACATTTAGAAATCTTTTCCTCTTTTTCTTTAGCTTGTAATGTTTCTGCTTCTTTCATACTAAGTCCTACATTTTTAGAAGTATATTCTGCTTCTATTGCGTCTTTTATGGCTTTTATAAAATCATCAGCATTAAATGGTACTCTATCTACTATTTTAGAAAATCTACTCTTTGCATCTATAGTAAAGCTATCATCTCTAAAAGTTATAACTCTTTGTGCTCCAAGAGTTTTATTTATAGTTATATTTTTACCCATTATATCTTGACCTGTAACTGCTTTTTCGACATCTCTTCTTACTGTACCTAATCCAAGTATATGTAGTTTAGTTTTTATATCTTCAAACAAACCACTTGATATTTTAGCTGTAACTTCATCATACTCTTCACCAGTTATTACGTCATTTTTTGTTCTTCTTTTTACATGTCCTATAACAAATACATTTATCCCTACATCTTTTAATTTCCATATATTATCAAGTATTATTTCTGACAACTTTTCTCTTGGTGCAGCGAATCCTCCAAATGCAGCATTAAATGTTTTTGTCTTTTTAGTGGGATTTAGTTCATTATGAAGTCTTATAACCTCTTTTTTACCTATTATTTCAAGTTCATCAATTGTATCTATAATAATAACTTTTAAGTCTGCATACTCTGTATTTTTGTTTACAGTTATATCCTTTACTATATCATTAAAAGTTTTCCAGTCTTTAACATCTTCATACACAACACCTTGTATAGCATCTACACCCTCCTCTTTACCTATATTCAATAATAGGTATCCATTTTCTCCAACTAACTGTTCACATATCTCTACTGCTATCTTACTCTTACCTATACCACTTTGACCAAACAACCCTATATTATAATCCAAAGGGTTGATTTTTACTATATTTTTTTTACCATATTTTCTCATTTATATCTCCTCCAATTTTTATTTTTAAAAAGTTTGGGGCAAATAAATGCCCTATAATTTAATTACTAAAATAAGTCGCTATCATCAGTAATTACTTCTTTTTTAACTTCTTCTTTTGGTGCTTCGGTTTTTTCTACTATAACTGACAGTGAAGATTTACTTATATCTGTTTTTTCTGTCCCATTAATATATTTAGGATTAAACTCCATTTTTACTTGTATTTCATTTTTAAATTCAGATATACCTTCTTTAGATTTTGCTATTGACTCTAAAGTTTCATATCCTAATTCTATTTTTCTTTTTTCAAAATCTGTAAGCTCATCAAATGTTATTGGTTTTGATTCTGCACCATTAAAGAATCTTACTCCATATCCCATCTCATAAACATCTTCTCCATCAACTCTAAAAGTATCAAGTAACATATTTAGTTTGTCTATATGAAGTTTATTTTTTATATCAAATTTATCTGATATATTAACTACAACTGAGTAAGGATAGTATAGTATAGGTACAGCCTCTTTTGTATTTTTATCTGAGTTATATTCTTCAAAGTGAACATCTAATACTACTTTTTTATCCTTAACTATATCTTCTATAGTTTTTTCTTTGTTAAGTGTTTCAGATGTTATAAACATAGCCATTTGACCATTAAATCCTTCTACATCAGTATCTCTTACATTGAATATGTTTTGAGCTTCAAATTTTATAGTTATAACTGATTCTCCATTCTTAGAAGTGTAAGTTTCGGTTTTAACTTTACCCGTAACTTTAAACTTTTTACCTTCAAACTCACTTATATTCATACCTATGTAATCAATAGCATCCTCTATTGAGAGGAATTGTCTATCTCCTACTTTAGTTATTGAGTATGGAGAAACACTATCTATTATTGATTGTTCAAATCTCTTTGAGAAAGGTATTTCAAGTTTTATTGTTTTACCTTTTTCATCTTTTTGTTTAGAATTTACTTCTATTTTATCTCCAGTATGCCCACCAAACATTTTAACTCTTTGTTGTTGTCCGTTTGCTTTTATAACAAACTCCAAAACTTTACCCTTCCAACTTTTACCTATTTCTTTTACTCCTACTTTGTTCTTATCTTTGTCCAATGCAGGTGCAAATTCACCTACGAAACTGAACGTGTTACTTATTTTTGCCATTTTTACTCCTCCTAATTTTTATTTTATTTTTTACTATAAGATATTATAGCATTTTGTAATTCATTTGTCAAGTAGTTTTTTTTATAACTTACAACTTCCATTTCATCTTTATGAGAATATGCAACTTCTTTATCATATCCATTTTTATTGTCTCTATACCATTCCCATACATCGAGTTGTTTATTATAAAATATACTTCTATCATATTTACTTGCTTTTTTGGCAGTTTCAATGTAACATTTACTTATATTTCTTAGCTTCTCGGCATATGCTTCATTTTCATTTAAATATCTATGCTTCTCACAAAGACGATTATATAGCACTCCCATTTTATCTATTTCTGATTCAAATTCACATTTACAATTTAAACATTTCACCGTTTTAGTTTTCTTAACCATATTACAAGTCCCCCATAAATTCATTATAATCTATTTTACTTTTCTTTTTTTCAAATACTAAAAAATAAGAGTGAAATTTTCTTGCATGTTTTTGATTTTTAGCTTGCCAATCAGCAACTATTCTATTTTTTGCAAGCAATACAAACATATCTTTAGTATAATATCCAAGTTTTTCAGCTACATTAATTATAAATACATGACTCATATATTGTTTTGAACTACTAACTTTATCTTGACATTTAAAAATCAAAACTCCATCATCTTTTAATACACGATAAAACTCTTTTAAAGCCTGAACATAAAACTGATGTAATTCTTTTTCGTTGTTAAAAACTCCAAATCTTTTATTAATTTTATTACTTTCATTTTCAACCTTTAAACTTTTTCCTGTTGTTGCAAGAAATGGTGGGTCAAACATTATGCAATTTATGGAATTATTTTCTAATGGTAATTCTGTTGCACAAGCTTGTATAGTATCTTCTGTTTGTGGAAACTTATCAAATTTATAAATTGGTTCTTTTACAATTCCACTTTTATAAAAGTTACCTTTAGAGTAAGTGCAATCGCAATCTATAAATCCTTGTGGTACATGGAGAGTAATTATATTGTTTATTATTTCTTCTTGATTATAATTTATTGATGATATTATCTCCATATTGTAGAATCCCACTCTTTAGAGCCAATCCCATTTTCTACTATTACTAAATCACCTATGGGAATTCCCATAGCTTCTGAAACTTCAGAAATCATCTCCTCTGTTTGTTTTAGTCTTTTCCAATCTGCAAACAGTTTTCCAAAAGCTTTACACATACTTGTTGCATTAGCATAAACCTTTCCATTAACAAGTTTAAACTCAATTTCATTTCCTAAATACTCTTTTACAATCAATTCATTCATCATACCCTCTCCTTTTCTTTAAATTAAAAATCTCAGCAATTTTTATCGCTGAGATTATATTATCACATATTTAATTTTTTGTCAACAACTTTTCTACCACAATTCAACTAATTTTTTTACGAAGCCACTTCTAACTACTTCTTTTAGTTGTAAGTGCCCTGCCTTTTCATACCCTGCAAATACATTTATAGCATGATACAGTCCAGTATTTTCAGCTAATAATCTGTTACAAGCATGTTGCTTTAAATCCCCTGTTACTATAACCTTACTGTCTTTTCCAACTCTGCTCAATACAGCTTGAGCAAGTGATTTATCCAAAGTTTCAAACTCATCAACTAACATTATTGAGTTTGGATTTAATGACATTCCAAGTATATCTTCTAAACTTATTATCTCAATAGTTCCCATTTCAATATATCCCATAAGTATTTCAAACCCATTGACAACTTCACCTTTCTTTTTCTTAGCTGAATTTTCAAGATTTGTTGTTATAGAGCCAAGTGGTAATTTCATTTTATCAAGATGGTCACCAGTTTTAAATCCAGTTG